CCCAGATTTCCCATTCCGGCACACCATCATCAAAACCTTTGCAATCTATTCCAGTCCTTTCTAATCCATCCCTATGTCCGTGGTCATTGGATCGAAGCAAGGCTGTCCAACCGCTTTAGCACTGGCTTCGATACAGGTTGCACGGCACATGACCGAAAATACCAATCAAATGAATAGAAGAACGTAAATCATGGGATATTTCACAGAAGATCAAATTCAAACCGACCGCATCCTGCAATATTTTGAATACTAGCACTTGCCGGATTTCCTGCCTCAAAACTGTTCGCTACTCTCACCAGGAAACCGATCACGAGACTTCCCCTAAAAGATTGACACCGACCTAAACCTCGGTTAGGTTAGGCTATTCATTCATCCCCCCGAATGAATAACCTAGACCCGCATGAGCCTTATTTCCCTTCGGTTCATGCGGGTCTTTTTATGTCTTGACCGCATATGTGCAATCTGTCATGCACTTGCCGACAATCCGAAAAGGTCAAGCAAATGAACCGCATCGAAAAACTCCAGACAAAACTCAAAGCCCGAGAGAACCAATCCGGTTTCGAGAAAAACTGCGAAGCAATAAGGGCGGAAATTTCCAGATTGACGACCTTCCCGAAGCAACCGTGCTTTGGCCTCGAAAACAAGGGAACATGATTCCGGTGAACCATCTACCTCTTGACCTGTCCCTCCTCGATGCCAAGGGGAGCGGAAATATGGTATCTTCTGGACCTACGGTCGATTTTCTCAAGCGTTTGAAGCGGCTCGATGCCGAATACGTCACACCCCGCGACGTATTGTGCCTCTACTGCGTTCTCAGGAAGCCTGGAATGTCGAGACAGGACTTGTGCCATGTAATCGGTGTTCTCAACGCCTCCAACGTGCTCTCAAACGTCACACGGCTGATTCGCTGGGGCTTCATGGAGGATCGCAGAGTGGACATTCGCCGGGCAAGTCCCTCGATGCTCTACGTCCTTCCTCCCGGTATCGAATTTTGGAACTCCATCGACCCGGGACACCTGGATCTATGAGCACTCCTTGCTTCCTGTGCGGCGTCAACTCGTGGACCTCCTGCAAACACCGGGATGCTTACAGGAAACCTCCCAAGGAAATGGCGGAGCGAGACTTGAGCGCAATCCACCGCAAAGCGAGCGGAGGAGGTAAATACTCAATTCGTCCTTCATCCACTAAGGGACTCAATTTCAAGAACCGCAAAAAATGAGCGAACCTGTCGTGAATTTGGTTGGACATCTTGGCGATTCTGATATGGTCGGGTATATCCGCGCAGTAGCAGACCGTTACGGGCGCGGCAAAATCAGTGAGATTGTAGTAATCTCACACAATCGGATCCATTATTCCTATGAGCAGCGCGGTTCATGGGAAGATCGGTGGAGACTGGGCGGCGCAATCGAGAACGCAAAGACACACGCGATAGCAGAGCAATGACTGACGAAACCAAAGACTTGCTGAAACCGACACGTGATCTGGCACGTCTGCCAACGATCAGCGCCGAGCAGTATCAGCATGTGGGCCGCTATGCTGGCGCTCTCGTCATGTCCTGTTTCGAGCAAATCGGAGGTCTGCACCGTATGGCGACATGGGCCGACGGCAACCCGACCGATTTCTACACCAAGCTGTTTCCCAAGATGATTTCCCGAAGTCAGCAAGTCGATGTGAGCGGGACACTGACAATCGACGACGCTATCAACCGCCTTGAACGCATGAACGCTACGGTTGAAGGAGAGTTTGAGGAAATCGAACACGAATACGATTTGTAAACGGCTTAGGAGAACAGGCCATGATACCAAAACACGGTTGGAAGGACATGGATAGCGCACCCAGGGACGGGACTATCATCATGGTTAAATCCCATATGTATAACAAGCCGGATCAGGGATTGCAGGTGCAACCGGGCCACTGGTTTTGCGACGACAAGGGCAAGAATTGGGGCTGGAAGCGTCCTTGGGCTCCCGGCTGGACCGTCTATGCGAGCGGCTGGATGACTTTTGAAGATTTCAAGCAAGCACAGGCTAGGGAAACTGAACCGAACCTGCCGATGCCAGATGCAAAAACACCGGAATTTGATTTATGAGCGCTTCTACCGACCGCAAACAGGCGGCAAAAATCTTAGGCGTCACGATGCAGGCGCAGCTAAAAGCCTTGCAGGAAGCACAAGGCAGTAAGGATATTCAGATTGCGGCGATCCAGCTTGGAGACACATTTAATCAAAACATTGAGTTTGTGATTGGCATATTAAAAGACTATGGAGGAATGCACATCAGATTTGAAAAAGTGAAAAATGCACGGTCTACGAAAATGGAAAGTAGCGATCAAGGATGACCCTCGGACCTACCAAATTTGGCAAGCAATGCCGAAACAGGCAATGTAAATACGCCCTATGAACCTCCAGGAAGTCGCCAACACTCACGGGATTTCAATCGACGAAGTGCGTGAGCGGTGGCTTTCGCTGCGAGTCGCGCTGTGGAAATCTGATTTTCGTAAATTCGCGCGTGAAGCGATCCGCATCCGCACCAAATCAGGCGACCTCGAACCTCTGGTTCTGAACGCGGCGCAAACAATCCTGCACGATGCAGCCGAAGCCCAGCTAGCAGATGAAAAATGGGTGCGTCTTGCAGGCCTGAAAGGCCGACGCCAAGGTTTTTCAACCTATGTTGCGGCGCGGGGATATTGGCGCGCTACACTTTGGGATCGCCAGAAGATATACATTCTCTCGCATGAAATGCAGTCGTCGAACGTGTTGTTCGACATGACCGGATTGATGCAGGAAAAACACCCTTTCCCACCTAAAGTCGGCACCGACAACGCCAAGGAACTGGAATTTGTCAAACGCGGTTCGAGCTACCAGGTTGCGACCGCAGGGCAAAAGGCCGGAGGCCGCGGCGGCGCTGTCACCTTCTTTCACGGCTCCGAAGCTGCGTGGTGGACCAATGCGGCTGACCATTTCGCAGCATCGGTGCAAGGCGTCGATGAAGTGCGCGGCGTGTGGGGAGTGCTCTGGAAGGAGCCCGCCCGCCCTCTCCCCTTCGAGCAAGGAATAGGCGTGATCGAAGGATGGGTAAAGGCACCGTCCGAAATTTGGCTGGAAACTACATCGGCTGGCCCTACGGGCGAGTTTTGGAAGCGTTACAACGATGCACTGAAAGGAATTGGGCGCTACCGCGCCGTGTTCGTTCCTTGGACCGTGCAACCCGAATATACCGAAGAAGGGGACTTCACCCCCAATTCCGAAGCCGAGGAAGAAGGTGATCTTTCTGAACTCGAATATCAGAAAATTCATGGTCTTTCCGATGCGCAGATGCTTTGGCGCAGATCGAAAATCCATGAACTCGGATCACTCGGTAAATTCCGGCAGGAATATCCCATTGATGTAACCGAAGCGTTTGCCTCTGCCGACATTGAAGGTGTTTTTATCAAGCCTGCACTTGTGCTCAGGGCTCGCAAGCGCAAGATAGACGACCCTGACGCACCAATGATAATCGGCGTCGATCCAGCCGGATCAGGCGGCGACCGTTTTGCAGTCGCGTTCCGGCGCGGCGACAAGATCATGAAGGTTATCCACCGCAACAAACTGGAACATGATGAAGCCGTAGCATGGCTCTCCGCAATTATCGACGAGCACAAACCCAATCGAATGTGTATTGACCGTGGTTCGATGGGGCAAGCAATCGTCACTTCGCTGCGCAACATGAACCGGCACTATGCTGACATAATCAAGGGGATTGATTTCGGTGGCACGTCACGCATGAAGAAAGCCACCCCCAACCGCGCAGGGCCGTGGAACCGGCGCGCCGAAATGTATGGGGATTTCAAGGAATGGTTGATCGAGGGTGGGGCGATTCCTGATGACGATGATCTTGCTTCCGACATTAGTGGACCCAAACAAAAATGGCGGGCGAATAACGATTGGCTGCTTGAGAGCAAGACCGAAATGAAGGCGCGCGGTCTGCGGTCCTCTGATCTTTCCGACGCTTGCGTATTAACCTTTGCAACTCGTGAGTGGTTTGATACATGGAGCAAACCGGAAAAGCCTCAAGGGTTTGGTGCGGGCACTGCACCCAATGAAACAATCATTAACAAAGATGGTTCTCCGGTCCTTGACGAAGCATGGGATCAAGGGGATCGCGGCTCATACTCCTGGATGGGATAATCTAAGATGGCAGGTATCAGAGATAATCTAGCAAATCAGGACTTTGAGCCGATTGCACGCACTCGTGTAAAAACCCCACCCGACTTTGATAGCGATGCCGATTTCCTCGAAGATATGCGGGCGAAATACGAATGGGGTTACGGCTTTAACGAGCACAACGTCATCGCAGGCAAGGAAGATGCGAAATTCACGATCGGTAATCAATGGGATCCTGTTGTCGAGCAGCGCCGTAAGGACCAGCGCAAGCCTGTCCTGACCTTCAACCGCCTCGTGGCGTTCGTCGCCCAGGTTGTCGGCAACCGGCTGATGAACGAAACCGAAATCCGAGTGTTTCCAGACAAGGCCGGCACCAAGGCCGTTGCTGAAATCCGCGAAGGGATCATCCGTTCGATTTTCAAAAATTCCTACGCTGATTATGCCCGTGATGAAGCGGCGAAATATCAGGTTGTCTGTGGTGAAGGATATTTCACTCTCGGTATGGAATACGAGAGTGATGACGTATTTGAGCAGCACATCAGAATCGGGGCTGTCACGGACCCCTATTCCGTGGTTCTGGACCCTCTCTCGCTTGAACCGAGTGGTCAGGATGCGCAATGGGCTTTTGTTGGCGACGATATTCCACAACAAGAGTTTAAGCGCCGATGGCCGTGGGCAGCCGAGGTTTCTTTCCTCAATGAAAAACGCTGGAACCAGAGCGGCTTTTGGCTTTCCGAGGATTGCGTTCGGATTGTCTCATATTGGCGTATGGTCACAGAGGGGACAAAAATCCTCGCTCTTTATCAGGACGGCACCGTTCATGATGTGACTGAAATGGAAGAGTTTGAGTATGTCAATTTCGTCGAACAACGCAGCGATGGAAGCCCATACATTCGTGAAGTGCCCAAGCGTTTTGCGCGCCTTTACATATGTTCAGGCAATGCGATTCTCGAAGGCCCGTATGA